TTCGCGTAGGTCTGGAAGACCTATCATGGGGTCTGGTTCAATTTTTCCGATACAGCGCGAGACGATTGAAATCCCTCCGATTACCGAGCCGCTTGGTCACTGGCGCTTGGGTTGGGGTGTCGATTTTGGGGGTATGGGCGGGGCTAGTAGAAAGTTCTCTCATCCTTTTGGTGCTGTCTTGGGCTTCTACGATCCTATCACTGATATACTTTATATTGCCCATGCCCTCCAGCTGAAGAACATGCTCCCGATCCAGCACGCCGACGCGATGAAACGTGTCTGCGCCGGAGCGCCGGTCTTCTGGCCCCATGATGGGCACAGGAGGTTAAAAGATGATAGTCCAGAAACTACTGCGGGCCTTTATCGAGGTCTGGGGCTAAGAATGCACGCCCAGCACGCCACCTTCCCGACCGGCGGTTACTCCACGGAAGCCGGGATCATGGAAATGCAGCAACGATTTACCTCAGGCCGGTTGAAGGTCTGTTCCCACCTTATCGACTGGTGGGATGAGTTCGTAAGTTACCACCGCGACGAAACCGGGGAAATCGTCAAGGTTCATGATGACTTGATGAGTGCAACCCGTATTCTCGTAATGATGGCCAAGAGATTTTCGGTTGGCGGGATACCGATGGGTAATATGGGCGGCCAGCACTGGAAGGATTACGCCCGCCGAAATGTGAATACAGTCGATGGTATTCAAATGGCTCACGGTGTCGATGATTGGAACATCTTTACTGGTCAGTAGTATTACTTGAAAATTACTTGCGGTTGGGGCAAATTAAATCATGGCCGTCCAACCGTTCGTCCCGACCAATCCCGGTGCCGTGTCTCAGGCCGGTGTGGATTTGGGTCTCGGTGCCGATCTCCAGCAGCAGGTGATGGACCAGATCATGGAGCGCCGGAAACGGATGCTCATGGCTACTGTCCAATCTCCCGCTGCCTTCGGGGCCTTGGCGATGGGGGCAAACGTAACCGGGGTGGGGAATACCGGCGGCATGGCATTGCAGGCCCTGATGGGTCCGAGTGCCATCGGTGGATAACCGATCACTCTTCCTTGGCTGGTCAGCAGAAACTTGGCACCGAGTGCTTAAGTGGGCTGGAGAAGACAGTTTTGCTGTTCCCGTCGGTGACGGTGCCAAGATATTTATCCGTGCCCGTCGTAAATGGCTGAAGGCTGGCGGACCAATAAGTGGACCCGTTAGCGGGCTGGTACTAAACGGTGGCTAGCAATGTCGTTCGTCTCCACGAAGAGAGAATGGCCCAGCCCGCAACGAGCGGGTATGAGGAAGAGGTTGTAACCGCCCGGTTACAGGAGTTCTCGCAGCTCAACCTCTGGCGGAATACCACCGCTTCCCACTGGGAAGAGATCGCAGAGTTAATAGACCCTGCTAGTCGAAACACCTTCTACTACGGCAACTATAATTGGCCCGGTCAGAAAAAGACCGACCGGCAGGTTGATGCCACGGGAATGATGGCGCTCCAGAGGTTCGAGGCCATTCTCGATAGCCTCCTCACTCCCCGTAACCAGCTCTGGCATCAATTGGCCTCCGATAACCCCGACATCATGAAAAGCCGGGACGCCCGGCTCTGGTATGAGCAGGTTACCCAGATACTCTTTCAGGAACGCTACGACGCGATCGCCAACTTCACGGCGGGCAATCAGGCTGTCTATCGTTCCCTTGGGGCTTATGGGACCGGCGGTCTCTTCATCGACCAGGCTTACGATGACTGGAACCGGCCCCTCAACCGCCTTCGCTATAAAAACATTCCGGTCGGGGAATTGTTCATCCGGGAGAACCACCAAGGGCGGGTGGATAGTGTCATCCGCTGGTTCAAACTCACAGCCCGCCAAGCCTACCAGAAGTGGGGAGACAAAATCCCCGCCACGCTCCTTTCCGCGATGGAGCAGAAGTCCGAGCAAATGTGGGACTTCCTCCACTGCGTCGGCCCCAGAAGCGATTACGAAAAGGGCCGGTTCGACGTTAAAGGCAAACCTTATTACTCTCAATATATCTCGATCCAAGGGCGGGCGCTTCTATCGGAGGACGGGTACCATTCCTTCCCCTATTCAGTTGGGAGATTCACCCAGACGCCGATGGAGACCTATGGACGGTCCCCGGCGATGCAGGTGCTTCCTGCCCTAAAGACCCTCAACGCTGAGAAAACCACCTTCCTTAAGGTCGGGCACAGAGCGGCAGACCCAACCCTCCTGACTTATGATGACGGGTTAGTAGACCCTACGATGAAGCCCGGAGCCGTCAACAAGGGCGGCATGTCGGCGGACGGGAAGCCGCTGATCGGGATACTTCCCACAGGCCAGATTCAGGTCACCAAGGAGATGATGGACGAGGAACGGGCGTTAATCAACGACGCCTTCCTTGTCTCTCTTTTCCAAATCCTGACCGAGACCCCGCAGATGACCGCGACCGAGGTTATCGAGCGGACCAACGAGAAGGGGATTCTGATCGCCCCAACCGTTGGCAGGCAGCAGTCCGAATATCTAGGCCCGATGATCCACCGGGAACTCGACCTTCTGGCGAGGATGCGGAAACTTCCCCCGATGCCGCCCATCATCAGGGAGGCAAAGGGTGACTATGGGGTTGTTTACACTTCCCCTCTTGCGAGGGCCCAGAAGGCGCAGGATGCGGCGGGTTTCATGCGGACCATGCAGACCGCAATCGAGGTCGTGAATGTCACGCAGGACCCGTCGATCCTCGATCCCCTCAACATGGATGTGGCCATTCGCGAAATCGCCGCGATCCAAGGGGTTCCGGAGCGGTGGATGAACGATGATCGAACGATAGCCCAGAAGCGCAAGTCCCGCGCCGAAGCTCAAGCACGGCAGGAACAAATCCAAGCCCTACCCGCGCAAGCAGCAATGCTGAAGGCCCAAAAGACTGTCGCAGAGGGTGGCTCTCCAACAGCGCCGATACCGGGACAGCCTCAATTACCACAACCGGGAGCATGAGAAATGACACCACATACGCCGGGTAAGCCCCGGATCGGAACGTTCGTGGATTACTACAATCCACAGTTCCTCCAGCGGATCGGTTTTATCGAAGGCTACGGGAAACGGTCTGACGGCCCTTACGCCGCTCTCGTAACCAATAACATCGGGGACGGACTGACCCTCACCGTCTTCCTTCCTGAAGGCCCTCCTACCGAACTGCGGTCGGTTCGCCACAAGGATAAGGTTCCAACATACACGCCCGTGGATGGCACAAATCATCCCAATCCATTCGGAGGGAATGGATACTGGGAGTGGCAGTCACCTCTTCAGGCCGCACGTGCAGCCAAGGAACTGAAGGCTGATGGAGATTGATGCCGACGAGCTCCAGCGGCTCAAGGACGCCCTAGCCGAGCGCCAGAAGGCATTCCTTATGGCATTCGCTGGAGCCTCGGGAGAAGCCGTCCTAGCCGACCTCGCCCGCTTCTGCCGAGCCAATGAATCCTGCTTCCATTCCGACGCAAGGCTTCACGCGGTTCTTGAGGGGCGAAGAGAAGTCTGGCTCCGCATCCAAACACAACTCAAGTCATCCATAGAAGAATTGCTACAGAAGCGCCTTGGTGATAATGTAACGGTAATAAAACTAGACCGGGAAGACGAAGATGGCTGACGAACCGACACCCACTCCAACACCCACGCCTACGCCTGAGGCTAAATGGTTCGACGCCTTCGATGAAACGGACAAGAATTACATCACTCAACGCGGGTTAGCAGACAAAGACCCGGTAGAAGCTTTCAAGGAAGCCGCGAAAGCTCACAGGGAAGCCCAAGCCTATATTGGTGTTCCCAAGGAACAGCTCCTCAAACTTCCGAAAGCAGATGCTCCGCCCGAAGAATGGGACGCGGTTTACGAGAAGCTCGGCTACTCAAAGAACGCCGACGACTACAAACTGGACGGAGTTGAGGCGGACGACGGGTTCAAGGACCTCATTCGCAATCAGGCCAACGAACTAAAGCTCTCTCCCGATGCGGCAAAGAAGCTCGCGGAGAACGTCGGGAAATATCTCAACGACAACAAGGCTTCTGTTGATGCTGCACAGAAGGAAGCCGCCATTAAGGGGGCAGAGCAGCTCCGGCAAAGCTGGGGGCAGAACTACGAAGCGAACATGGTCATTGCGGATAACGCCTATAAGGCGATGATGGCCGCAGCCGGTTTCGACCAGGCCAAGATGACCGCTGCGTTTGAAAAGCTCGGTCAAGTCACGGGCATTGCCGATACGATGCAAATGCTTCTCGCGGTTGGCCAAAGGCTTGGAGAGGACAAGTTCGTTGGCGGCGGTGGCCCAAGTGGAAATATCCTTCCCCGAACTTCGGACCAAGCGAAGGCTCGGCTTGAGGAGCTAAAGAA